CTTCATCAGCCACGAGAATCGTGATACAGACCTTCGCCCACAAATTGAGTGCGTGCAGTGTATCGGTGATTGCTTCATGAATGGTGAGTGGAGCTGTGGATATCCACGCAATAATGGATATAACAACCAAATGCTTGTAATCTGATGACTGAATTCGTTACCATCGTTAAAAAGTACGGAGTCACTGGAGTGCTATGCTTATGGTTGTGGCACACTGACAACCGATTGAACAAGGTGGAAACGGCTCTTTATGATTGCTACAAAGAAAAGAGCTATCGACAAGCTACACACACACGAATCGAACTACCTGATAGACTATATGCAGTGCTGCCCAATGATAAAAAAACTAATAAGCGACACACTAAAGCCTAACGGTAAGTGGTCAATGAAGCGATTGAGCGCATTCACATCCTTTTGGATGGCGATTGTGTATGCTCTGCTGCCGCTTCTCAAGCCATTCAAGGTGCATGAGTTTGTCTTTGTTGGCCTTCTCACCTACTCAGCAACTGCCATCGGACTCACCGTATGGAATAAATCAATAAAAGATGGTCAAAACATATAGCGATAAGCAACTACTTGACAAGGTCAAGAGCCTTCCAAACTTCAAGAGCATCCCATCAGAGCACTGGATTCTTGGAGTCCGGTCAAATGAGGATGCAGCCAACAGCTTCGATGATAAATTCTATCTTTTCAAAGGAGAGGAATTCATTTGGGTAACATCAGGCACCACCAATCCTGGCACACCTACTCTCAAGCAGTTCGAAAAGGTAAACAAGAAAGGTGCAGCAGTGCTCAAAGCAGACACCTGGTACTATAATGTTTGGAAGTTTGGAAAGCACAATGGTAAGGTCGATGCACTACTCCAGCTCGGAGCCGCTATGCAAGTCTATCGTGACACCGATAAGGATGACAGAAGCGAGGAGCAAGGCACACTCGACACCGGATACTTCGGCATCAACTTCCATCCAAACACATATGACTTGAGCAAGCCATCAGGCACTTCCATTGGTTGGTGGTCAGCTGGTTGCCAAGTGGTCAACAACGTCACCAAATACAAAGAGTTCATCAAGCTCTGCAAGCCACAGAAATTCACCTCTTATTGTCTGATAAATGAATTTTAAGTCACTATTTTTGCTCATTCTTGTGACAAGTTGCACGGCCAACTATCACCTCACCAAAGCAATCAAGAAAGGATATCGCTGCGACAGCGTAGCTGATACCATTCGCATCACATCTGTGGACTCATTTCCAGTGATTGTGGACAATAAGATTGTGTATGAGTACTATCACACCACCAAGGACACAATCGTGCGCTATAAGACGTCTTTTGTGCCGCAAACAAGGTGGCAAACTCGCATCGAATACAAGCTCAAGCGTGACACCATTCGCCAAGTGCAGAAGATAGAGGTGGCAAAGTACAAATCACAGAAAGATAAGCCCACTTTTTGGGTGCTGATTCTTGGCTTTGTGGTTGGTATGGGTACCATGTACCTCTTCAAATACTCTAAAAATTATTTATGATTGTAAAAAAGCACGCCAAGAACATCCATGAGCTTCAGCTTGAGGGTCAATTGGTGAAGATAGCGATGCTGTCAGACCTCCACTGGGACAACCCAAAAAGTGATTGGAAGATTCTCAAGAGAGACCTCGACTATTGCCTAGAGAACAACATCCCGGTCATGATAAATGGTGATATGTTTTGCCTAATGCAAGGCAAGGGTGATCGCAGAGGCAACAAGTCTGACATCAGACCAGAGCACAACAATGCAAAGTACCTGGATAGCGTGGTTGAGACTGCTGTGGAGTGGTTTCTGCCGTATGCTCACATCTTGACAGTAATCGGATACGGAAACCACGAGACCGCAATCATCAAGCACCAAGAGACCGACCTCCTTCAGCGATTCGTTGACCTTCTCAACTACAAAGCTGGGAGCAATGTGTTCACGGGAGGATATGGTGGATGGCTTATCGTGAAGCAGCTCTTCAACGGCAATGTGCAGATGAGCACCAAAATCAAATACTTCCACGGCTCAGGTGGTGGAGGTGTAGTCACCAAGGGAGCACTCAACTTGACCAGGGCTTTGGAGATGTATGAGGACTTCGATGTATTCACCATGGGCCACATTCACGAGAATGCTGCTCGAAATGATGTGCGTGACACCGTTAGCTTCCATGCCAAGACCGGATATCGCCATCAACACAAGGACATTCACTTGATGCTGACCGGCACATATAAGGAAGAGTATGGTGACGGCTCCAAAGGATGGCACGTTGAGCGTGGTGCTCCAGTGAAGCCAACTGGAGGGCGCATACTTATCATTGAATGCAAAAGATATGAGGAGAATACGGTGAAAAAAACATCCAAGTCTATCGACTCAATGAAATTTCCTTTGTAACTTAGTGCCGTATTCATAATACGTTGTTTTGGGGAGCTCACGGGCTCCCTTTTTTGTTGGTTTAAACCATCTAAATCGGGTGAAATCCGATTAATGTTGGAGAATTTCACTTAATTATGTCACAAAGTAAGGGTAAAACCTTACAAAAATTGTAACAAAATCAGGGTAAAACCTTACACTCCAAAAATAAAAGTGAAAAAAAAATAAAAAAATGTTTAAAAAAGTTTGCAGATATGCAAAAGAGGTGTATCTTTGTCAGGTAATCAAAAACAATTTATTATGAACAAAGAACAAATTTTAGAGCTCATCCGCAGCAAAGAACAAGAGCTATATGCGGACTTTAGATATTGCCAAAGTCGATACGGCACAGACCACAAGCACACCCGTTATGCGTTAGGAGCATGGGGCTCAATGTTAAACTTACTTGAAAAAATCGAAGAGAATGAAAACAATTAAATTTCTATTCACTGACCTCAACCAAGATGAGCGTGAGCTCCTTGGTGGTGCAGCTGTCATGGTTGCTGGACTCGCATTCTTATTTTGGTTGACAACAACCGTATCAAGACCAGTGTTAGACCATCCAAGCATCGACCAACAAACATATCAAGAGAAGAGCTATGAGCTGCCAGCTTCATTTGATAAGTACGTCAACCATGTGTATAATGATAAATACAATAAGCAATGATTGAAATTGATATCCGTGACCACGAATGCACAAAGTATGGAGCTGACTCCGTTGACCTATTGGTTGAATTCGAAGATGTTGGTGACAACCCAACCAATGGTGAGACCATGGCAAGCTATGCCATCAGAATTGGTACCTCCTATGGTGATTACAAAATACTAAATAAATACTATTATGAAGGACTTACAATCAAACAAACAAAAGAATGCGATGAATACCTTGACAAGCTCTATGAGCAGTGCTATTTTGAGCACGCATATGTCGAAGCAATCAATGAAGATGATGACGAGTGGTGGTGCGTTTAATCACTACCAGCGCAACCGATTCTGGACTACATTCAACCACGATCTATACAACCGAATTTGTGAAATCAAAATGCAAGAGATATGAGATTTAAACTAACATACCAAGTCGGCAAGCAAGTGGTCCAGGAGTGGCTGTTTGTTTCAAAATCACTCGCATACTGGCAGAAGTCAGTGCTGCTGAATTCTGGAAGCTATAACATGGGGAAATTTAAAGTTACACCGGTATGAATCAGCATCGAATCATGAGAGTCATCAAGCTGATGGAATTCCTCAAGCACAAGCCAAGACCAGTGCAAGCGATGGTCAGATATCTTGGAATCAGTGAGCGTTCAGTTTACCGATATCTCAAGATGTATGAGCAGCTCGGCTACCAACTAATCAAAGACAACCACAAAAAATACTTTTTAAAATGAACAAAACAATGCAAGAGATTCTCAGTGAAGTGAATCAAGAAATCGTAAAAAATGACCTTAACTTTATGCCTGGTTCCGACAACCGTGCACGTCACAAGGTGTACCAGCGTTACTATCTATTTTTATTCCTTCGCACTCATCGCTTTACTCTTGTAGAGATAGGCAAGATATTCGGAATGGACCATTCAACGGTGGTGTATGGCCTAAAGCAAGCCAATAACATGAAAAAGGATAGGCTATTCCTTCGCATGACCGATGAGCTACGTCAGAAATTCGAGCAATATGCAGCAATGGACTATGTGGTTGAGAGAAATATCATGCTTGATGTGCTCCAGTGTGAGTCATTTTGGGAGATGCGAAAGCTCCAGGAAGATATCAAAAAAGGACTGTATGGCGTGACGCAATGACACATTCTCTTATATACCGATTTGCAGAGTATTGCCAAACATACCAAGAGCAAAAAATTTTTGAGAGCGTCATCGTCACGCAAAATCGTTAAGTTGCACAACGTCAGGTTTTTAAGCCTTAAGATTTGCATATTTATCGTCACGCAGCGTCACGAAACACCCATTTATCGTCACGAAATGCGTATATTTATAGCCCACAAAACAACATTTTATGAAAGTTTCAATCTTTAAATCACTTTTTAACATCAAAGAAACGCCTTTTGAACTGTCCATTCAGGAGGTATACAACCGCATCAGACTCGGCAATCCGGACCTCATCAAAAAGGTGGCAACAATACGATCACTTGAGAAGGCTGACCCCGAGCATGACCGCCTCAAGTCGTCACTCAATGCCATCATGTTCAATGGTACCTTCACCGAGCGAAACGACAGCAGCTTGGTTGAGCATTCTGGTCTGTGCATTTTGGACTTCGACCAATATCCAACCAAGAAACTGATGATGGATGAAAGGAAGCGGCTGATTGCTGACCCTCATGTGATGATGGTGTTCACCTCTCCCAGTGGCAATGGCTTGAAAGCTGTCATCAGAATACCAAAGTCTGATAAGGTCGAGCACAAGCGCAGATTCACAGCATTCGGAAAGTACTTTGATAGCGAATACTTCGATACCAAGAACAGCAACGTCAGCCGGGTATGCTTCGAATCCTATGACCCTGACATCTACTTCAATGAGTTCTGTCAAGTCTATGAGGGCATCGAGCAAGACCAAGGCTTCAGCTACACCGAGAGAACTCCCACTTGCATTCTGTCTGATGAGGACAAAATCATCAACCTGATTGAGAAGTTCGACCATGGTTGTCAATTTGCTGAAGGTAGCCGCAATGAATTTGTCTTTAAATTGGCAGCAGTGCTCTGCGAGTATGGCATCTCCAAGGATACAGCAGAGCAGTACATATTCACCAAGTATGCTCAAGGCACCAGCTTCACCGAGCAAGAGATGGTCACAACTGTGCGCTCAGCCTACAAGAAAGCATCATATGGCATTAAGTACTTCGAGGACAAAGATACCTTTCAGAAGGTGCGACAGAAGCTCAAGAGTGGAGTGGCTGACCATGACATCAAGAAACAGCTGAACGTCAGAGAGGATGTCATTGAGGATATCAAAAAAGAGATTCAGACTGGAGATGATATCTTCTGGTCAGTCAATGAGAAGGGTGGCATAACTATTCAGCCATCAAATTACGCTGAGTTCCTGGTCAAGAATGGCTTCAACAAATACTATCCTGAGAACGCTGAGAAACCAACCTTTGTCAGAGTAAAGGAGAACAAGGTCAGAATATCATCAGCAGAACAAATAAAGGATTTTGTGCTCACCTATCTCCAAGGCAAGGGTGAGATGGATGTTTGGAACTACTGCTCCAGGAATGCGTTCCTATTCAATGAGAACTTCATAAATATGATTGACAGCATTAACATACTGATGCTTCAAGATAGCAAGGATGCATCTTATATCCCATTCAAGAATGGTGTGGCTAAGATATCCAAGAGCAAAGTGGAGCTGAAGAGCTACATCGATGTGGATGGCTACATCTGGGAGAATCAAATAATTGAGCGAGATTTCACCAAGCTGGATGACTGCACCAATGACTTCCAAGATTTCGTGAGCAAGGTGTCAGCAGATGACAGCGGCAGAGTCGATGCCCTTGAGACAACACTCGGCTACTTGATGCACACATTCAAAGACAAGACAGACCAGAAAGCAATCATCTTCAATGACCAAGAAATCGATGACAACCCGAATGGTGGCTCAGGCAAGTCACTCATGCTGGCAGCACTCGGCAATCTGCGCAGAGTGGTCAAGATTGATGGCAAGAGCTTCAACCCATCTAAGTCTGATTTCGTTTATCAGCGAGTCAACCTGGACACTCAGATACTTGCATTCGATGACGTGCGCAAGGCATTCGACTTCGAGCAGCTGTTCAGTCTCATCACAGAGGGAATCACCGTGAATCGCAAGAATAAAGATGAGATATTTATACCTTTCAACCGCTCACCAAAAATTGTCATCACCACCAACTATGTCATCAGTGGTGCCGGTAGCTCTCATGATCGCAGAAGGCACGAGCTGGAGTTCTATCAGTACTTCCATAGCAAGCGAAGCCCACTGGATGAGTATGGTCGGCTATTGTTTGACTCCTGGGCCGATGAAGATTGGTTGAAGTTTGACAATTACATGGTCAAGAACCTACAAAAGTACCTGAGCAATGGATTGATGAAAGCAATCAGCATCAACGCAGATGCCAAGCGACTCATCCAGGCAACGTGCAAGGACTTCTTTGACTGGGCTGAAGAGGGCAACCTCGCTCTCGATGTGTACTATTACAACGGCAGCAAGATTCAAGAATTTACTTCCGAATTTACCTCATTCAAGGAGCTTGAGCCACGCAGATTCCTCAAATGGGTGCAGTCATATGCCGATTACAAAGGATACAACATCACAAAAGGTCGCAATCACAACGGCAGATACTTCATTCTCGATTCGGGAACTCCCAAACCGACTCTAGAATCTGATGATATTTGGGATGAACTTAATGAACAAGCAAAAAAATGACACGACAACACCGACAACTACTCAAAGACCTCCAGCTAAAGCACAAGATGGAGAAGTATCCAACCATCCCACCTCACCTGATTGCCCTGGACCAATGGAATGACAACTCAGCCAATGCACTGACCAAATCAATCATCGCATTCCTTCAGTTCAGCGGATGCCAAGCCGAGCGCATCAATACGATGGGAGTCTATCGCAAAAAGTACCGCACAGATGGAGTAGCAATCGGTGGTCAGTGGACCAAGGGCACCGGAACACCAGGCTCGGCAGATATCTCCGCCACGATCAAGGGCCGCTCTGTCAAGATAGAGGTCAAGTATGGCAAGGATAGGCAGTCAGATGTACAGAAAGCATACCAGAAAGCAATCGAAGAGGCTGGTGGTGTGTATGTTATTGCAAGAGACTTCGAAGGATTCTTGAATTTTTATGAGCAGTTTTGCGAATCAATCAAATAAAAGCGTATATTTACAATTCAAAACAACAAAAAACAACAAGTTATGACTACAAAAAAAGCAGAGCCAATGAACATTTGGCAAAAATTGCACGCTGCCAAGCAGCAAATAGGAAAGGTTGCTAAGAATGCAACGAATCCACATTTCAAAAAGAGCTATGCTGACATCAATGCGCTGCTCACAACGGTGGAGCCTATCCTCCACGAACATGGACTGCTTCTCTTGCAGCCAGTGGTTGGCAATGATGTGGTGACTCGTATCATCGACATCGATTCAGGTGAAATCATTGAGTCATTCATGAGCCTTCCAGTCATCACAGACCCCCAAAAGGTGCTCGCTGCTGTCACTTACTTCAGAAGAGGTACTTTGCAGTCACTGCTCTCACTTCAGGCCGTAGATGATGATGGCAACACAGCAGCTCAAGGTGCAGCATCAAAGCCAGTAATCGATGAGAACCGATTCAAGAAAGCACTCGAGTCAATTGAAGCTGGCAAGTACACAGCACAACAGTTGGCTGCCAACTATGCACTCACTGAAGCTCAGACCAAAATGCTTGCACTATGAAATGGCATCCATCGCAAATCGGTAAGCTGATGACCAATGGCAGAGCCAAGGACAGCATCGGAGAAACAGCCAAGAGCTACATCAAGCAGTGTGCAAAAGAGGACTTTTATAACTACACCACAGAACTCAACAACAAATACATCTGGAAAGGTAGAGAGCAAGAGCTGGAGTCCATCAACCTCATCAATTCAGTGAGATTCACTGACTATCTCAAGAATGAAGTGACCATAGAGAATGACTATCTCATCGGAACTGCTGATATCATCAGTGAGCAGAAGGTCATCGACGTTAAAACATCCTGGTCCCTGGACACTTTCCCGGCACTTATTGAGGATGCAATCAATCCACTCTATGAATGGCAGCTCAGAGCTTATATGATGCTCTATGATAAGCCAACAGCAGAGCTCATCTACTGCATGGTGACCACCTGGGATGAATTCCTCAACGAATACGAGAACCTCCAGCTGCACAGAGTCGACCACATCAATCCTGAGAAGCGCATCACAGCTCTCTGGTACGATAGAGATGAAGATATTGAGGCTAAGATGGTTGCTCGCCTTAAAGAAGCATCAGAGCTATATCACGAATATTATGAACAATTAAACAACAAATAAAATGAATGAAGAGAAAATAAAGTCCTTTAAAGAGGCAGCAGAACCATTGATAAAGTGGTTGAATGAGAATAAAAATCCACATACTTATGTTTTGGTTTCCATTTGCGGTGCTGAAATGGTTGAAGGAATTTATCAATTTGTAAATGAAGAACATATAAACGATTAAAAATGGAAGAGCTAAAAGCAAAAGGCAGCATCGTGCTAATCGGTGAGGCAAGACAAGTAAGTGAGAAGATGAACATCAGAGAATTCGTGCTCTCAATCGGGGACAAGTATCCGCAGCTGGTACAATTTCAAGCAGTCAATGAGCGAGTGAGATTCCTTGATGGAGCCAAAGTCGGTCAAGAATGTGAGGTCAAATTCGACCTTCGAGGAAGAGAGTACAACGGCAAGTATTATGTGAGCCTCAATGCTTGGGATATCCGCATCGCCACAGCAGCAGCACCATCAAAACCAATCTCAGATGAAATCGATGACGATTTACCTTTCTGATGGCGAGAACATTCGGGACTTCATCCACAAAGAGTTGAGGTCCCGACTCTCAAGCCGATACAAGATGACTCACCTGGCTGAAGATATGAACCTCAATTACTATACCGTCAACCGATTTATGAGGGGTCAAGGTGTGGGTGATGAGTTCTATATCCAAGCCTTCAACTTTCTGATGAAATGAGATACTTCATCGGATATGTCGGCACCAGGAATGAAGGACTTGACAATATCATAAAGCGATTAGAGGACCTCTTGAATGAACTCAAGGGGTGCTCTTATTGCATAGTTTTAACCGTATCGGATGAAGTTCACATCTCCGAAGTAACACCAGAGGAATTCTATGAACAAACAGCAGCACTTAACTGACCCAATTGTAATCAAGGTACTGGCAAAGTATTCTGAGCGCAGCCAGCTCGGGATTCAAAAATATGGGCGCACTTTAGATCGTGATGACCTGAGCCTCACCGATTGGCTTAACCATCTCCAGGAGGAGCTCATGGATGCCACTCTCTACATTGAGAAGCTGAAGGCAGATGTCAAGTTTATTGCACAAAAAACTGGACAAGGATAAGGGGTAAAAATTGCCACATATCTAAACACGAAATGTAAACTAAACAACAAGAAAAATGAAAACAGCAGTAGAATGGTTGGAAGAAATGCTTACTATTAGTTTAGGTGAGCACCACATGAGTCTTTTTATAAATGAGTTTAATAAGGCGAAGAAAATGGAGAAGGAGCAACTAAAAGATGCTTGGGACAATGGATGTGGATATTTGCAAGAAAATTCACAACAATACTACAACGAAACCTTTAAACAACAAGAACAATGACAACAGAAAAACCAACACAGAAACAATTAGATTATATTAAGTCTATTGAGGAAAATACAGGAATTATTTTTACAGGAACAACTAAAGAAGAAGCCTCAAAGTATATTTCAGCAAATAAGAACCACCCAGGAAATCAGAATGAGTGGGCTATTATTAATGGTTATTAACTAAACAACAAGAACAATGAAAATAGAAGTGATTACACCTTCATTAAATGAAGCAGGTTTTGGAGTTAAAGAATGTAACTCAATGTATGAAGCACATACAAATAAGATTTACAATGATGCCAATGGTTTTCCAAGTGAAATCTATGTTGATGGTATTTTACAAGACCACTTACCATCTGATGCTATCCAACCCGATACTTATAAAGTTAAAACTAACTAAAAAACAAGAACAATGAGAAAAATTAAAATAGTCAGGTAATACATAATGAGAAAATGGTATCTCATCCTATATGGTTGTATTGTTATAGGTTCGAGTCCTATCCTGACTATTTTTTAAACAACAAGAACAATGAAAGAAATAGAAAAGATTAAAAGTGAATTAATTGCAATTCAAGATTTTTTAAAAGACAAGCAGTTTTGCATTGTTATTACAAAAGATAGCATTGAGTGTTTATCATCAGATTCACAAGTACAGAATATTAATTTTAATAACAAGAATGATGAAGAATAAAATATTTAAGTTCCTATATATTAAGCAAGAAAAGCAATATGAAGATGCGTATGGAACTTGGATTAAATTTAGAATCAACCCATTTAATCCACTGACCTATGTAGTTATTATTTTCGGACTATTAACGGGTTTAATTATGTTTGGAATAGTGGGAATGTGGAGAGAAATTGATACAACAAATCCTTTTAAATGGAATGAATATCAAATTAGTGAAACAACCTTTAAACAACAAGAACAATGAAACTAAACAAAATAAGACAACTATGTGGAAGAAATGTATTATATTTGTAGTATAAAACAATTCTTCCATATGTATTATTATGTTTACACTCATACAAATATTGTTGACAACACTGTATTCTATGTTGGTATAGGTTCTTCAGTTAATAAGAATGAATACTCTAGAGCTTATAGTAAGAATAGAAAAAGACAAGTTGAATGGACTGAATATACTTCTATAAATGATTATTCGGTTAGCATAGTTGCTATTTATGACAATAAAGAAGAAGCTTGTCTTAAAGAAGTTGAACTTATAGCTAGGTATGGTAGAAAGATTCATGGTAATGGTTCATTATTAAATAAAGCTCCTGGTGGTCATAAATGGAAAGATTCTACTAGAGTATACCAATATAGATTGACTGGAGAATTTATTGCAGAATGGATTTCAGCCAAAGAAGCTGCTCATGTTCTTAACATAAGTGAAACTTCTATATATCAATCATGTAGAAGTGATTATAAAGCAGGTCAGTTTCAGTTTAAAACCTTTAAGAAACAACTTATTGATCCATGGGTAGATAAACTATCTAAAAAGGTTTATCTTTTTTCTAAAACAGCTGAATATATTACTAGTTACAAGTCTATTGAAGAAACAGCTAAACAGTTAAACACTACAGCAAATCAAGTTAGAGAAGCTCTAAATGGTAAAAGAGTTACTGCAAAGGGTTTCATTGTCTCACACAATAGAAACTATTGTAGAGTAAAAAGAATAATTGAACAGTATTCACTTGATGGAATACTATTAGACAAGTTTTCATCTCTTAATGATGTAAAGAAAAAACTAAACTTAACTAGTCATAACTCTATTGATAATGCTATCAAAGGTACTATACAAAAGACTGCTTATGGTTATTTATGGAAAGAGATTTTAAATACTGAAGTCTATGTCAATTAAAAGCAAATTAAAAATCTGTGATGGATGTGGTCTAGAAAGACCCATCTGGAAGAGTGGAGGAACTGGGGGATTCAAATACTGTAAATATTGTTGGAGTTGCCAAAAAGCCATTAATAGTGACAGTTCACA